CAGACGGCAGAACTGATTGAGTACAACAATCAGCAGGAAGAGATTTAACTTTGGGCATGGGGGACAAGCCTGTACCGTATGAGCCACGGCACGGACGGGTGCGGGACGATGTAACGGGGCGGGAGTACGTTGCGTGTGCGGTGCGCTCCTGCCCACACCCGGCGGTGATCCGAAGATACGGAACGGGTGGCGTGGCTAAAGTGACATGGTACACTTGCAGAAAATGTCACTATGGAGAGAAGAACAAATTTGACAGCGGGGTGAGATGTTCCTATGAACTGGAAGACGGCGTTCAAGCAGGAGAGAAGGGCTGATTGGGGAGACATCGCAGAAGCCATCCGAGCGAGTGTAAAAATTCAAGATGTACTTCAGATTTACGCCCCTTCTATCAAGCATAGGAACAACCGCTGCCAGTGTCCGATTCACAACGGAAAGGATTTAAACTTCTCCTACACGGACAACGGATTCAAGTGCTTCGTGTGCGGTGCATCCGGCGATGTCATCAGCTTCGTCCAGACCATGTGCGGTCTATCGTCCAGGGTGGACGCCATGAAGCGTATCAATGACGATTTGCATCTTGGACTCCCTTTAAATTGCACATTGAACACTCTGCAAAGTGCAACACTTGCACAACGCAGAGAAGAGCATGAGAAAGCTCAAAAACTCAAAACAGAATGGACGAAAAACTACAAACGGCTTTGGGGCGAGTGGATTGACCTGGACAAGGCAAGGATGAACGCAGACCCAGAATCGGAAGAGTACGCCGACGCCGTGAAGCGCATTGACTATGTGGCATACCTCATAGATTGTATGCCAGTAGAACCGAGGTGAGTACTATTAATCAAAAGTACTTGAGCGTGTCCGACACGCGAAGCATCCTTGTGCCGGACAAGGAAGGGAAACCCGCAGCTACGATAGAGAACTTCGCGACCATCATGCGGAACGATGTTACATTCTCTGCGATCCGATACAACGAGATGTCTGGGTGCGGGGAGATTCACGGAAAGACGAACGGGAAGATCACCATAAAGCGGTGGACGGACGCGGACGAAGCAAACTCCATGATGTACATTGAAGCCAAGTACGGTCTGTACAGTAAAGACAAACACGCCGCTGCATTGAGAATCTTGTTTGAAGACCGTTCCTACAATCCGATCATTGACATCGTGGACGGCATCAAATGGGACGGGAAGGAACGGTGCAAATTCTTCCTGCGGGATTGGGCAAAGGTTGATGACTCCGAGTACACACGGGAAGTGTCCCGCCTTATCTTCGCGGGTGGCATCCACAGACTATATCAGCCCGGTACAAAGTTTGATGATGTGCCTATTCTTATTGGCACAAAACAGGGCGAGGGAAAGTCCAGCTTGATTCGGTTTCTTGCCATTAACGATCAGTACTACGGCGAGGTAAATCTTGTAGAAGGTCAGCAAGCAATTGAACAGTTGCGCGGGAAATGGATCTGCGAGATATCAGAGCTTCTGGCACTCACAAAAACGAAAGAGCAAGAGGCTGCGAAGGCATACATCACACGGCAAGTAGACTCCTACCGAAAGCCCTGGGACAAGAACGTGTCGGATCTCCCACGGCGGTGCATCATGATAGGAACTACGAACTCCGACTCCCCGCTGACGGACAAGACGGGGAACAGGCGGTACTACCCCGTGGAAGTACATTGCAACGGATACGATTTGTTTGATCATGAGCAGGAATGCCGCGAGTACATCCTGCAATGCTGGGCTGAAGCGAGAGAACTGTACCGCGCCGGAAAGATGCCGAACTTTGCAAACAGAAAACTGACCGAACAGTACCGCGAAGCGCAAGAGGCAGCGACACAGGACGATTGGCGCGTAGGTGCGGTGCAAGCCTTCCTGGAACAGAAGAAGCCTGGAGAGCTGACGTGTGTGCGTGAGATATGCCACCGCGCTCTGTCTCCGAACCAGGACTTTCCGAAAGAGCCGAGCTTGGTTGAGAGCAAGGACATTGGAGCAATTTTAACTCGTCTGCCGGATTGGGAGAAGGTTGGGCAGAAGAGAATTGCGAACTACGGAAGTCAGAAATGTTGGCAGAAGAAAGAAGACGCGCCCGTACCGAAGCCGGAGATTCCGTTCTGGGAAGAGGAAGAGGACAATGTGTAACAAGAAAACGAACCCGCGAAACATACCGCGCACACAGGCCGATTGCGACAGAGCATGGGAGCGCGGAGTGCGTGACGGCGTATGCAATTCCCTCGCGATCTTCATGACCGTCCTGGTTGACAAATTCAACGGCGCGGAATACGCGCAGGACGTTTGGAAAGCGATTGACAAGCTGTCCGAAGAGGTGGCAGAGAAGCGAGTATCAGTGCCAGACCTTAAAAGGGTCTTGAGAGAGGAGTACGGAATCAATGTCTAACACTAACATTTGGGATTATCCAGAACCGCCGACTAAAAGTAACCCAATCTGCCCGTTGTGCGGGTGCGAGTGCTATACAATCTTCCTGCGCTTTGGAGAGGTCATCGGATGCGATGAGTGCGTAGACAATGAAGACGCCTACGAATGGATGAAGGAACAGGAAGAAGAGCAGAGGGAGAGGTGCGAGGAATGGCGAGAAGATCGGTGATAAAATACCCGAACTCCGTACCGGGGTGGAGCGGGTGTCCAGAGACTTGTCCAGACTACTGTCCGTATGCTGATTGCACCATGCCCCCAGAGATCGCTGCGAAGAAGCAGGATTCCATTTGCCACGGATGGATCATTGGTAAGGACGGAGATGTGGTGCTTGAAACAGCCGCCGCTGTGAGGGAACTGAACAAGCAGAGACGGCTGATGAAAATGCTTGGGCTGGGGGGATAACGATGCGGTTAATTGACGCAGATGCGCTTGTCTTGAAGCTGAACCGGGTTATTGACGAACACAACAAGATGGTCTGTAGGAGATCGTCAATGAGCTGGAATATGCATGGAAAACTATGGGAATCGTTTTAAGGGAGGGGTAAAAATGTTTATTCAAGTAACAAAGTCAAAAGATTATGACAGGGAAAAATGGTTTAAAGATCGCTTGAAGGAAATCGAGGCGAACGATTGGAAGACACTACAAAGTGTAACGCATCTGTCAAAGGATCAAATACTGCGATATGTTGACTATCTCAAATACAAAAGTCCAAACGATTACGACCGCGAAACGGAGGATATTCTGGAAACGGTAGTCCAAGAGTGGCGAGTCTCAAACAAGTACGGAACGCCGTACATCCTTAACACGGACAGGATCGATGGGGTCGTAGGGCGAGCTGAACATCCCGGCGAAATCATCGTCTGGATGGCAGGATGGGTTGATGGGCTTCCTGTCTATGGGACACTAAAGGACATATATCGCGTGTTAATGTGAGGCGAGAGTAATGAATAAACGGTATTATTGTGGGGGGAGATAAATGAATAAACGGAAGTGGTATCTGGCTAGGACTACCGAGGACACCTTTGTGAGCAGATCCTGCGGAACTCTGTAACTGGAGAAACGAGCATAGGATGGTGGGGAGAATGAGCGTACTAATCAAAGGCATGGAGATGCCGAAAGGCTGTGCCACTTGTCCATACTACGACAGAGCAGGGAACAAGCCAAAATGCAAAGCCAAGAGTATGCAAGGGCGTTTCATGGAGCAGAGATTAAATCTTGACCGCACAATTGACCACACACGGCAGAAGTGGTGTCCTCTCGTTCCAGTTCCACAGCATGGGGATTTGATAAGTCGAGAATGGCTCATTGACATCGGGCTTCATCTTATGCACACAGCCAGGGAAGGTGGAATGGCGTATAATCTTATGCACACATCCATGAACGACTATATTGCCAATGGCGTGAAATGGTTGTTGCAGTATATCATTAACGCTCCGACCATCATTCCAGCAGAGGGGGAGAAAGTTGACGATGCCAAAGAGTTGCAGAGTGATACTTAAGAAGCTGCTCTTCCAAAGGGCAATTACGCAGGACGAGCACGACAAGTTGGAGAGGAATCTGAAGACGGAAACGCAGACCAACGCAGACCGCATCTGGGCAATGGGTATAGACAGTATCATTGAGTGGTTCTGCCGAGGGAGACCATGTGGGACTTGCCCATACAACGGGGTGGAGTGCAACATTAGAGAGTGGTTGAGAGCAGAGGGGGAGAACGATGACAACAATGATTGAGTCCGATGGATATGCGATTCTTCCAGATATGAAACGAAATCGTATCACCATCCTGCTGCCACAGACGGCACGCACTGCAACGAACACGGTTGCCCAGATTGTGAATCGCAAGGAAGAGTTAACAGATGCCGAAGCAATTCTGATTCTTAATCTTGTGAAGTACATCTTGGGGGTGCGGAACGATGACAACTGATGAAATCATTAAGGCATTGAGATGGTGTCAAGACATCAACAAGAGTTGCGATGGTTGCCCGTGTGACGGAAAAGCGCATTGCCATGACAGATTGATGTCACTTGCCGCAGATGAACTGGAGCGGTTGAGCATAAGTCAAAAAAATGCGGATTCCGCAAATAATTTTCTTCTAGCAGAACTGCGAGATTGTAAAAACGAACTGGGCTACTGGATAAGTATATTCTTATCGTGAGAAGTGCGAAGCATTCCACTATTCAAGCGAGGGTGCTTGTAATGGGTGCAGATGGTATTAAGGGGGATTAACGATGGCGAGACTTGATGTACGCATGATCCGCAAGCTGATGTCTGAAGGAAAGACCGTAGCAGAAGTCGCAGAAAAGTACGGGGTAACAAAGCAAGCGGTCTACCAGAGGATCAGAGAAGACGATAGACGAAAAGGATTATACGCAGGAAAGAACGGATCAATCGCTGGGGTTGACAGGGTCAAAATGATAGGCAGCGGGAACGAGAGGCTGGTAGACCCCAAGACCGGGATGGTGGTTGATACGCACGGACAGACAGGCCAGGTCATCGGCAGGATGGGGGACGAGAAGGTTTCTGCGTTCGTGGCCTATCACATGGAGTGCCTTGCCATGCGCCAGGGTGTGGACAAGAACGATGTGCAAGACCTTTACACAAGGTTCATGAGGTATCTGGCGTATTGCCAGGAACACGGCGTGATTCCAGGGGCTGCGAACGCAAGGCTTGCAATTGGGATTGCTCCAAGAGATATCACAGATTGGGAGAACGGAAAGCGAGGAACGCCAGAGCATCAGCAATTCGCAAACGATTTCAAGGCGGTTATGGCGTCTGTGAACGAACAAGCCGCCGCTGACGGCATCCTTAACCCCGTTCTTTCCATCTTCTGGAGCAAAGCGTACTACGGTTTGAGCGATCAGCCGAAAGTGGAAGTGGAAGTGGTCAACCCCCTGGGGGACAAGAAAAGCGCAGAAGAGCTTGCCAAACGCTACGCAGACGTCTTGCCAGATGACGAATAAAAATGGGCATAAAAAAAGAGCCAGAAGCGTAATGCCTCTGGCTCTTCGTTTTGCGTGTTTTTGACTCATGCCGTTCACTCTTCGTGTTCTTCTTCGTAGATTCTCTTGTACTCCAGCAGATTGTTCTCCACCATCTCGCAGAAGCCTTCGTAATCCGTCTCCCACTCTCTTCCGTCCAGAGTGGTCTGCTTCTTCGGACAGCCGAACATATAGTTCATGATCCCGTAGTCCTTGCGGGAAAGCCACGCATCGTACATATCGCGCTTTTCGGTAATGTACACAAGGTACTTGCCGCTCTCATACACGGCGGTCTTGTAGC